CCGGGAAAAAGTTTATTGATAGTTTGGCGGGGTTGCGTTCCCCATCCAAGAGTTAGTACACCAACCATCTTATCACCAATAAATACACCAAGATAATGCTTGGTAAGTTTAGGCATTACCTTGGAATAGTGATGTTGTTGAACTAATTTAGCTGCGGTAAATTTATTTACTTCTTTGATTGTGTAATCAAACTTCATTTTAAAATTAGGTCAATATTTAAAATTTGATTGTCTATATTTTTTGGAGAATTATTTGACCTGTCCATTATAACTTTATATTGATTTGGAAAACAATTATTTATTAATTTTTGGACTGATTTTTCAATTTTTGACAAAGTGATATCATCTATAGGCTCTCCTATATACTTTTCCATACATTTACCAATTTCTTTTTCAATTTTACTTAATTTTTTACTTTTTATTTTCATATTTTATGTTCTTTAAGAAGAACAGATTTTAAACTATCTCTTGGAATCTTAAATCCCAACGCTTTATAACATCCACCATTCTTATCTACATTTGGTATTGAAATTTGTTTGAGTTCATTTTCTCTTATGAACTTATCCAAACATTCACACAATGAAACAGGGTCAAACCAAAAGAATACTTTATTTTTAATAAAATAATAAACAAAATAATCAACGTTATGTTCTTTTGAACGCCAAGGACCACCCAAATCACTTTTATTTCCTGAAACTGTATATTGTTCCATGAAAAAATTTGGGGTTTTATTCATGTCATAATTATCAGTCTTTAATTCTATAGTCTTACCATTATTAAGAAGAAAGTCAATACGAAAATTATCTAAACTTTTTTTAGGTTCAAGCTTTTCATAAATCCTCATAAAATCGGTTTCTCCATTGTTACCGATTTTTAATTGGTCATCAAAATTGAAAATTTTATCTGACATAATTAACCAGCATCAAATATCGTATTGCCATCAATTTCCTCAACAGGTTTAGCAGGCAAAGGAAGTGGTTCACTTGATTGAATACACTTAAATCTTGGTCTAAAATCGCCATCACCATCTGCATATATTGATATTCTTCTTGAACTTCCCAGTTTACCCAATTTTTCCATATGATAAAGCATTCCCAAAAAATGAGGAACCCACTTATCTTTCATTTCACATTCAATTGTTATTTTCATATTTTTATTTGTATTAATCATACCTACTCCTGAAATCAAGATAGGAATCGTTGTAGGAATTTTTAACCTACCTACAGGCTTATATGTTTTCCCATGTTTTTTCATTTCAATGTCTTTCCAATGCTTGGATGTTTGTGAACTTCTTCACGAATAATTGCATCCAACCGTGAATTCACGCGAATAAAAAATTCACTACCAACTCTAGTAAATCTACCTGCTCTGATTGATTTACTCAATTTAAGAGCCATTCGTTTAATCGCTTGTCGATTGATTAAAGGTGTCATATTCATAATAGTACATTATATCACAAATAATGTATTTAGTCAACACCACTTTTTTCAATCTGAAAATCAAATAACTCTGTTAGAACTTCAACATAACTATTTTCCAACGGAGTTCCATTTTTCTTTAAATCAATAATCGACTTAACATAATCTATTATTTTATGTTTTGTAGAATCTGAAACCCATATAGGATATGGAAGTTTTTCAACATCTTTTCCCTGAATATTTCTGGTATGATTTATAACATTTTTGAGAATATCATTTGCCATGGAAGTTAAAAGCCACCCCATAATAAAGAATAATTCGTCTTTTTCAACACCATTTTTCAGAAATCCACATGGGCACCCACTATCCAAAATATAACCTTTTGGCAAATATCTTGGGTTGATTTTAGAACCTATTAGATTCCATGTAATTCCTTCTCTTCCAAAGAAGGGCAATCCCCCTATACCATGAAGATACCAATTTCCATTTTTTTTAAACATTTTAACCGCTTCACCATCATTTCTCCAATAAATTACATATTTTGGTTCTACATATACATCACCGGGGACCATTTTATTATAATATTTATAGTAATCATTTGGAATCATTATTGATTCAGGTACTGTTAAAGGTTCAATTTTGACATCTTTTTTTGTTTCTCCCATTTGTTCTTTGTGTGTGATTTTTACTTTTTGTGATTCTGATAACTTATTAAAATGTGCTCTATTCAATTCATCTTTTAATGTAATCGGTTTATTATAAAATGTAAAGTTGTATGGCTCTATTATTTTATCATCAACTATTTCTCTGACAAAATATTCATTTTTTCCTATAGTCATCCCACTACTACAAATAATATAAGTTGATAAATGAGGGCCTATAAAATATTTCATGTATTCATTAACATTTCCCCAAGACAAATTCCCTATTTTTTCCATATCCTTTTTGAAGATTTTTTGTCCAAAGACTTCAATATAGTTAGATTCTTTTTTATTTGATTTTATGAAATCAATAATTACCATGCCATAATTGGTTTCCTCTGAAAATTCAGGCAATTCTTTGATTGACACAAGTCCTTCTTGCATTAAAAAATTCCGTAATCCGCACATGGTTTTTATTGTAAGAAAAGTATCACTACATATAAATGATAATTTTCCTTCTACTTCCAACATTCCTACACTTTTTACTAAAAAATATGAATAACTTTCTCTTTTTATAGTTTTTCCATATCTTTTACCATATAATTCTTCTAATTTATTTTGATATTTAATTGGTATAGTTCCCCCAAACGGTGGATTTCCCAAAATATGTTTGAAAAATATTCCATCAAAATTATGCAGTAAAAAATCCTCATTAATAAGATGGTGTTTTTCAGGTATTTTACCAAATTCTTTTTTTATATTCAGTAAACACTTGTTATAAAGAATTGGGTCTAATTCTATGCCGTATATGTGGTCAAATACATTATCCAGATTATAGTCATATATGGGCATCAATTTTTTTGCTATCTCTATAATAAAAGAGCCATCACCGAAAGATGGCTCTAAAATATTCTCTTCTTTCTTAATGTCATTTCCTATTACTTTCTGTGCCAATAATCTGGGGGTCATAAATTGACCCATTTGACGTTTATTATTCCTTTGGTGCTTCCGTGTTCTCATAAGAAGGTTTCAACGCCAATTTTTTCTTAAGTAAATTCTCTTCAAGTTTGGAATATTTCTTTTCTCTTTTTTCGTAAAATTTTTCTCTTTTTGGTTTGGATATAAGTTCCAATAAATAATCAATAGATTCTGTTGGCGAAAGTTTTGTATGATTTGGTTCTTTTAACCATTTGTAATATCTACTTTTATCAAGCATTAATTGTCCATGACCAAAATCAAATCGGCAAACTGGAAGAAGTTCACTAAACAATTCATGAAAGTTGACAGAAACTTTACCATCTATTAAATTGACAATAAGAAACCAATAAGCTTTTATTTGACCATCGATATATTGGGTAGCGTATTTAGAGAGAGATGAAAGATTAGGTCCACCATCTTTTTCAGACACACATGCTGCTTTTACATTACCCGGTTGGTCAGGAAAATCTTTTAGTTTGTAATCTGGTTCCTTTCTAACTCCCTTTCCTTGCTTCTTAGGTTTTGGTTGGCCTTTATTGGGACCTATTTTATATATGTCAATAAATTCTTCATATTTGCCCCCATAAGCATTATACAATTTTTCACGGACAATTCTTTCAACCTCTGGAGCAACATGATGTCCCTTTTCAAGAGAAGGGCCTGATTGAGCAATAGCATTAAGTTCTAGGTCTGATTCTAGTAAGTCTTTGAGTTCTTTTTCAGTTGGATAATTCATAATTTATATACTTTGTTTTATTTTCAACATCGTATTATTGTAACTTCTTTTCAAAGTTACGTCAATATTATAATAGATTATTCATTCCATCATAATATAGAATGTTAAGAAAAATCAAAAAATTGGCTTGCAGTTTCCATTGACGAATTTGGAAATGTCCACTTAAATACATTGTAAAAATCTATTAGTTTACTCTTTAATTCCTGTTCGAACATTTTCTTCCTATCAACTAACCGATTAACTATTTCCAATATTTCATCGGGGTCATTTCCATCACCTTTTAAAGCTAAAGCATCTAAGTTATATTGATTATCTTGTAAATATACCCATTTGATTTTCTGACCATGATGAATTGGTTCAAATTGTTTTTCTAACTTCATTTTAATTAACAAATCATTGTAAGCTAAGCATGCTTTTACTTGTGCCGGCGTTCCTTTGACAAATTGAAGAGGCCTTCTATTATCTGGATTATAGTTATGAACACCGTCCTGACTTACAAATTTTACAGAAGTATTTTTTGCAATATCAAGAACATCAAGTGTTTTTATATCTTCTCTGAATTTGAGAATCATATCATCAAGTTCCTTTTTTGGAGCTGCAGTCAATAATTTTCTCAAGAAAGAATCCATAAATGTCCGAAATGAAGCTGGAAATGATGTTCGGACAACGTCGATACCTTTTACTTCCAATCTTGGTTGTTTTAATAAGGCACCTTCTTCATGAATAATCCATTGCGCATATCGTTTCTTAGCAAGCCAAAACGATGATTTACTAATTACTTCCTGCTTAGCATCAAATGTGTGTTTATTTAAATTGAAGAATTTTTTAGCCATCACATGATAAAATTGATTCACATAACTCTGAACTTCCGTAGTCACGCTCATAATGGCTTTAGTCATTTCATCTTCATTATTCAAATCTATATCTGGAAATCTCTTTTTAATAATGGGAATTGAATCAACAAAACACGAATCGGTATCACTATAAATAACCCAATCACCATCTTCATCAGTTTCCAATGCTTGTTTGTAATAGATGTTAATTGCCTTGGCAGTAGTTTGAATAATATCTACACCTGTAGTAGTTACTGCTTCAGCATTATCCACATCATAAAATCGGAATAAAGGCAACCCTAATACTCCGTAAAATGAATTGAGTAAAATTTTCCAAACCGCTTGACGTTGGTTGTAGAAATTATATTGTTCCATATCACCAGCTTTTTTGAATTCAGCAGCTTTTTTCCTCATATTCTTGCGCTGTTGAAACCATAACGACAAAAGAGTAGGAATTACACCGGCTTTATCTGTACGATATAATATACCGTTAGAACTAATAGAATAATTTGATTTTTCAACCAACTCTTCAAACTCATCAGGTGTATAATTTGTTTGACCAATTTCATACATTGTAGTCTCTCCTTTTATACGCTTTTCGAGTGAATAATTTTCTATTTTACCTACTTTCGTTTCTGGAGATATATTCAGGGAAATAATAATATTGGGATACATTGAAGTTAAATCAAGGTCAAAAACCCAATTATATCTTCCCGGCACGGGCTCCTTGACAAATGCACCAGAAAATCCTTCTTCTCCTTCTTCCAACCTTTCAGTATATTCTTCTTTTCCCTCTGCTGGTTTATTTGGAGAAATAAGACCGCCATTTCGTTTCAAATAAATCAATGTAGCTCCATCAAGATATCGTGATGACATATGAAAATTATCATATGGAACGTGGCCTACATGACAAATATTTCTAGCTAAATCAATAAATTTAAGTTTTTTATCCAATGCAACAATAATTTTAACATCGGTCATGTTATATTCTAAAAATTTGTTTATATCTGATTTGTATAAATCGTCTAAATTACCGTGATATTGAATTTTACCGATACCAACAGTTTTTAAACCAATAGGACCTAAAGCATAAGTTGGTTCCATCTTTCCAGAAAACTTCTTATATAGTAGGATATAATCAAGAACCGATATACCACCAAGCGTTAGTTTTTTGGTAAAACCATTTACATATGCTGCACCAGTGGGCGATAAACATTTAGCTGCTTTTATACCAAGACAATTTTTTAATCGGAGATACAAATAAGGGAGGTCAAAATAATCTACATTCCAACCTGTAACAATGGTAAATGCACATTCTTGCCATTTATCCACGAAATCTATTAAAAGATTGTCTTCATCGTCATATGACCGTACAACAATTTTTATTTTTTGTATTTCTTCTGTTGTAATTTTCCAATCTTTTGGCAACCACGGGTCAACTTCCTCTTCTTTATTGTCAATTTTATGGTCTTTATCAAGAACAAATATACAACAAGTTTTAGTTAAATAATCAAACAATGAAATAGCAGTAATCTTTTTATCAGCATTTTCTATATTTGGAAATCCACCCTCTGTTGATACTTCAATATCAATTACACCCACCCTATGACCTATTGATGGTTCATCTGAATCGGAGTAAGTATCCATAAGAACTCTTGTTTCTGCTGGAACATCTGACTCAAATAACTCTGTGTCATTGTCTTTATAATCAAATACTTTTACTAATTCATCACCATATATTGACTTTTCAGGTCCACCTACTTGTCTTTTATAAGCGTATTTTGGATACGGGAATGATGAATAACCTTTAATATCATCCCAAAGATGAACAATCCAATCTTTCCTGTTGATGTATATATTTTGATACATTATTCTTTTAAATATTTTACAGTTTCTTCAACCAATTCGGCAAGTTCTTTTTCAAGAGAGAAAAATTTCTTGATATAGTTGATGAGTGAATTAAATTGAGTACTTTTAAGCCAATCTACAGTAATTTCAGAAACGGCATAATCACTCTCCGCATGTTCTGATGTATAATTTCCATCAGCATTGATAATACCGCCTTCGATATATAGGGTACCATTTTTATAAACTTGTAAGATTACTTGTTCTTGTAAATCTTCTCTGGCAGGAAACTGCCAAACAAATTCTACGAATTCAGAATTGAAATTCTGGCTGTGTAGATGTTGAATTTGAGGCACATTCATAATATTCTTTCGCTTCTTGTGTTGCTATTTTGTTTAGTTTAGTCATTAACCCCTGAAATATAGTTTTTCCTTCGGGAGTTAATTTTGATTCTTGTTTAGAAAGTTTCCAAACTAACGTATCATGTTTAAACCATAAAATTTCTTTAGAACCTATTTCTATTTTAGGAGAAGTCAATGGTTCTATTACGTTTATTATGTAAAAAAGAAGTTGAAGTTCTTCTTGTGTCAGTGATTGGAGTTGACTAATTCTCATTATAGATAAATTATATCACGTTTTAAGGAAAAGTCAATGTATTATAATACCATATAAAATAACATGGTTTTCATATAGTATAAATATTTGACAAGTATCTCTAATATTGATAAAGTAACATCAATGGAAAGAAATTCTACACCAACCAATGGAAAAAAGCGCGTCAGTTTCTCTCAATTTTCTAACTGGTTTAATTGCCGACACAGATGGTATCTCGACCACGTAAAAGGATTGCGTGAATTTGAAGATAATGTAAATACTTGTTTCGGCACAGCGATGCACGAAGCTACTCAATTATACATTAAAACTTTATATAAAAAATCTGCAAAAGATGCTGATGCACATAACCTTTATGAAATATTCAAAATTGCTTTTGATAGAGAATTAGAAAAAACAAAAGTTGTGGTCGAACCGGCAATCAAGAAAGAATATTATGAAGACGGTGATAATATCATTATTGCATTTACTAATATTACTAACCGTATTAAACATTTCCCGTCAGGTAAATATGAATTTATTGCCATTGAAGATGAAATTATAATGCCAATTAAAAACAATGTGGAATTTATTTGTTACATTGATGTTGTTCTAAAAGAAAAAGCAACAGGTAGATACAAAATTATTGATATTAAAACTTCCACAAGTGGATGGAATCATTATCAAAGAGATGATGAAGCTAAAATTTCTCAAATTCTTTTATACAAAGCATTTTTCAGTAGGAAATATAATGTTGATATTAATATGATTGACGTTGAATTTTTCATCCTCAGAAGAAAACTTTGGGAAAATTATGCATTTCCTCAAAGTCGTATTCAAACATTCATTCCAAAAAATAATCAACAATCTGTAGCTAAAGCATTGAATAGATTTGCTGAATTTGTTGCGGAATGTTTTACACCCGAGGGTAATTTTATAGAGGATTCCAAAATTTACTTAAAAAATCCCGGAAAAGGAAAAAAGAATTGCCGTTATTGTCCCCATAAGGGTATAAATTGTAACGCAATTTCAGATATTCCAAAAGAAGAACGTGATTAACTCTAAAATCCATTTTCCGTTCTTTTTACAACACCCCTAAATGTTGCATTACTACGTGTAAGAATGTTGTATAATTTAGAACCAACAATTCTTATTAATGGTTTTTTAACCAATTCCATGTATGGAATAATAACATTATATAAAATAGGAGAAAATTGACCATATTTAAACTGATTTCTTGCTCTTGAAATGAAATCTACTATAGATGCTTCAAATTTTTCTTTTGATGGTGTAATGTGTTTATCCTTGATAAATTTTACAAATAATACCATATCTTTTACTATTCCATCAGGTATATTATCTGGATTTAATCCAGTATTCGTATAATATTTTACAGAATTGGCTGCATCATTTTGTATTTTTTGTTCAAATTCAGGCCAATTTGATTTAATATTATTTTTAACATAAAATATTATGCCATCAATACCGGGTATTCGAGTTCTTGAACCAGAACCACGTCCTCCTTTTCCTGCCACCATAGTTGGTTTAAAGTCTTTTTCCAATATTGCTTTTTCTATTACAGGAGAACGTTCTCCGGGAATTTCCTTTTTAGCATAATCTACAAAATAATACATTACTCGGTCAATATGAAATGGATGAGTACTTCTTGTAATTGCTCTAGCAACCCTTTGTTCATAATCTATATCTTTTCCTTTTGTACTCTTGCGGTCAGATTTAGATTTAATAAATTTTTCCCATTCTGGTTTTCGTTGAGTCGTAAATTTTAACCAACTTCTTAATTTAGTTTGAGCAGGAGTTTCAGGTTTAAATTCTCTTTTTTTTGTAGTACGAAGTGGTGGATATTTACTTGGGTCTATTTTAGGCAGAGGTCTTTTAATAATTTCTGGTGGTGGAAGATTTAATTGTTTTGCTATTTCTCTACTAACATGATGAAAACTTACATCATTAACATCCATTACTTGACTGTAATCGGGGTTGTATTGAACATAAGGTTTTCCATCTTTATATCCAATTACCAAATATCCGTATCTATCTATATATCCTTTTGCAGTACTTATACTTTTATTAAAAGAAAATCTAGTACACCATTTTGTTCCCTCTCCCATTTTTGCCAATGAACTTGGATTAGTTACCTTATAGAATGTTATATCAGGTCTCTTTTCCAATATTTCAACTCCCGGAAGAGTTAATGGATTTACCCCAGCAAATCCCTGTCTTTTTGAACCCTGACCTTCTAGTTGGTCCATTCTTGTTTCCAATTCATGAATTGTTGGAAATCTCATTATGTCTTCTATCCTATTAGCATTTCTAAGTTGAATAAATCGGTTTATAGCACTTCCTACTCTAAGACTGTCTTCAAATCTTATTTGTTGATTTTTTAGCATCCGAAGTATCCATACAGAAAAAGATTGCCTTGAAGTAGGGTCAACACCTTTTACCCATGCGTTCAATTTACCAACAGGAATATGTAAAGTTTTAGCTACAGAGTTTAACTGTTCTTTATTTATTTCCTCAGAAACGATGCTTTCTATCAATGACTTTAACTCAAACAATTTCATGTTATATGTACATATTATGAAAAGAAGTCAGTTGAGGAATATAATCAAGTTAGTAGTTGAAGAGACTTTATCACCCAACGAACAAACAACTGCACCACCACCACCAACTAAACCTGCTCCATCTCCAGTTAGACAACCTACTCCTATTCAGCCGCCTACTCCAAAAACACCCCATCCACTTCAACCAACAAGACCGGGCATTCGTCCTAAACCAAAAGCTTTATCACACGATGTTCAATTATTCATAAACGCAAGAAAAGGTATAAAAGAAACCATAAATATTGGAGACTACCCAGATTTCATTCATCCTGAAAAAAGAGCAGCAATAGAAAATGAAACTGATTATGTTGAAGCAATATTTCCAAATCTTGGAAGTAATGCAGATAAATACCTTGAAATTATTACAAGTGAAGGTTATCGTAAAGCAGTAGATAGACTTGCTCATTATGTCGAACAACCTGTAGCAAATCTTCAAAGATTGTTTCCAACTCTACCATCTATGTTGGAATTACTTATGACAACAGCAATCCAAATTGAAGATATAGAAAGAAATAGAAAATCACAACTTGAAAAACTTGCCGTCAATTTGGTTCTAAATCTTCGAGAGTATAAATTCATAAAACAACTTGTTCAGTCGGGAGAAATCATTATAGACGTTAAACTAGCTTCTGCTGATTTGACAAATGCTATTGCTGAAGATGAAATGAACCAAATGATGGGTAATGAACTGACTGTTGCTGAAAATCTTAATGCTCAAATTTATTCAGCATTATCGGGAGACATTGAAAGTAAATTAAGAAGAACTTTGGCAAATTATATCACTCAAGGAGATGCTCTTAACAAATTTTTCCTTTTTAATGAAGTAAATGAGGAATTACAAAAAATAGACCGAACCTTACCACAAAAATATGGACTTGTATCGGCTGTATCTCTGGTTCTCAATTATAGATTACCCAAAATACGATTTACTAGAATGTTTGTAGATACTGCTGCGGTTGGAAGTGAAGAAATAATTCCTACAGGTGACAAATATACTATTAAAGTTAGAGGAAGAAATTTTGTATTATTGATTCATGAATTAGTTAAAGGTATAGGTGAGTATCTTTCTATGGATATTGCTTCTCAAAAAGAATTGGATGTGGAACCATTGAGTGATGAATTAAAACAATTTCTAGCAGGTCCGGGTTTGGATAATAGACTCCGACAATTGATACCAGCAGATAAAATAGAATATCTCCCTATTGTTAAAAAACTTTTTTACAGATTATCCATACCACATATAAAAGAGGTTTTATTGGGTGGTGGTAAAGCAGAAGATATTATCAAAAAACTTATTCAAACTTCTGAACAACAGATGAAAGGGTATGAATCTTAAAAAGCTTATTATTGAAGGATTACAAGATGAAGTAGAGGTTGTTCCTGCTACAAGGGAAGCAATAATACAACTAGCTAAGAAACATTATCTTCATACTATACCAGCTCGCGTCAAAAGAATATATGTCGTGAGATACAAATATCCTCATGGCCAACAAAAGATGGCAATTGGGATGGCTATATATGGACTTCCAATGTATTCTGCTTCAAAATTTCTAAGCCCAGAAGCTATGTCGGGAGAAGTGTTGGATTTGAAAAGATTATATCTTGCTGACGTTGGTATTCCTAATCTGGAATCTTATGTTATCGCACAAACACTAAAACTCCTAAAACAAGACGAACCCAACGTAAAAGTGGTGATAACAAATGCCAATGAAAAAGCTGGTCATATTGGAACAGTTTATCAAGCCACCAACGCAATATATCTTGGTAAATCCAAAACAGGATTTCATAAATACGCTTATATTCTTCGTGGTAATATAAAAGCTCTCAGAAATAAGTTGCCACCAAAGCTTTATCCGAAAAGAATAAAATAAGCAATTTTTCAATTTGACGAATATAAAATTGACAATCGAATAAATAATGCTGTAATGTTAGTATTATGAATGAGATTTGGAAAGATGTAAAGGGATATGAGGGTCTGTATCAAGTTTCCTCTATAGGAAACATAAAAAGAATTTCTTATATTCACAGACTCGTGGCCAACAAAAAACCTAAAATGTTAAAACAATCTTCAAAAGGTAATTACGCTCTTATCACTTTATGTAAAGATGGTCAAAGTAAAACTTATAATGTCCACAAACTTGTTGCCGATGCATTTCTTTCAGGCAATTCATATTGTCCTTTATGTAAAAATTCATTTGATATAAATCACAAAGATGAAAATTCAAGAAATAATTTCTATAAAAATCTTGAATACATAACACATAAAGAAAATATAGAAAAATCTACTTCTAAAAAACAGAAATCATCTGTTAAAAAATTAAATGATAAAAAAGTTATTCAAATCAATAAACTTATAAAAAAGAACAATTTTTCTTATTCCCAAATAGGTCAAAAATTCAATATTTCCAGAGGATTAGTATGTAAGATTGCTAAAGGCCGAATGTGGAAACACATTCCCAAAATATAAATTATCATATCCAAAAATTACTAATATGTATAGTCAAACGTAAAAACGTTTACATACATATGAAAACAAAAACAGCTACTACGGTAAAGATTGAAAAGAGCCTTTATGATTCTTTTAAGATATTAGGTATTCAAAATAATCTTACCCTTCAAACATTCGTTGAGAAATGTGTACACCTTTATGTAGGCGATACTTCCTCTTCTTCATCATTCAGAACACTTATAAACAATTATATTGTTCCTGTTCTAAGTTCTACTGGTTCATTTGGTTCTTAAAATCATTATGGCTAAACCAAAAATAATATGTTTGTCCGATGACTTGAGGATGCATTCAGGTGTGGCTACTATGACAAGAGAAGTCGTTTTAGGGACCGTCAAACATTATGATTGGGTTCAGATTGCCGGTGCAATTCAACATCCTGAAAAAGGTAAAATAGTCAACATGGATGCAGCTACCGCACAAATTTCAGGCATTAAAGATGCAAAAGTAACTTTATATCCTGTTGATGGTTATGGAAATGAAGAAATTTTATTTAGTATTGTTGAGAGAGAAAAACCTGATGCACTTCTTCATTTTACAGATCCAAGATTCTGGGGATGGTTATATGCTATAGAAAGGCAAATTCGTTCTAAAATGCCCTTAACTTACTTGAATATTTGGGATGATATCCCATTTCCAATGTACAACAGACCATACTACGAATCATGTGATTTATTAATGTCAATCAGCAAACAAACGTATAACATAAACAAATGGGTGTTAGGACCAGATAAAGTTTCCACCATCGATTCTAAAGATACAGATAATAAGACTGTATTACATTATGTTCCTCATGGAATTAATAGTAAAATATTCCATCCTCTTCCAAAAGATGATACCAATTTACAAAAACGACGCAAAGATATGTTTCATAATAAGGATTATAACTTCATAATCTTTTACAATTCACGAAATGTTCAAAGAAAGAGAACAAGTAATATCATGTTAGCCTATAAAGCATTTTGTGACAATCTTCCAAAAGAAGAATCAGAAAAATGTATATTGATATTACATACAGAAGTTCGTCAAGAAGCTGGAACAGATTTGCTGGCCGTTAAAGAAGCCTTCTGTCCAAACTATGATGTTATGTTTTCAACAGCAAAATATCCACCAGAAGATTTAAACTTATTATATAACATTGCTGATGTCACTATTAATCTGTCATCAAATGAAGGATTTGGTCTTTCAACTGCAGAATCACTTATGGCTGGCACACCTATTATTACAGCTGTAACTGGTGGACTTCAAGACCAAATAGGGCAAACCAAGGATGATGGTTCACCCATAGAATTTGATTTACATTTTGGTTCTAATAATATAGGTAAATATAAGAAACATGGTATATGGGCGTATCCTGTATATCCACTCGTTCAATGCATTCAGGGTTCTATTCCAACACCATATATTTTTGATGATATGACACGTTGGGAAGATGCGGCTGAAGGATTAATGTACTGGTATTTGATGGGAGATGAAAAAAGAACAAAATGTGGTGAAGAAGGAAGAAGATGGGCAATGAATGAAGGTGGTATCAATTCTGAAAACATGTGTAATGAATTTATCAAATGTATGGATTATACTTTGAATAATTTCAAGTCCGTAAAACCTTTTAGTATTTTTACCGAAAATGATTATGTAGGTAATTTGATGCCGGGTGGAATGGGATTTGAAATTCCCAAATTTGACCAAGAAAAAATTAAACAACAAATAGAAAGTGCAAATATATGAAAAAAATAAAACCCAAAACTAAGACGGTTTTATTGATAGGTCTTGATAGTAATCGTTTCGGAAAACAGGAAGATTATAAAAAATATGCCAATAAAATAGGTGATGAAATGTCAAAAGAAATAGGAATTAGTAACAAAAAATTACCTATTATCATATATGATAAATCATCTACAACCATAGACCTTTTAGAAATAAAATTATAGAAACTTGAATAATCCAATTTTTACGATATAATTGGTTACATGAAAATACACGTTAAAAATTCAGATGGTTTAGTTATACCTCAAGCAGCTACTTCACAATCTTCTGGCTATGACGTTATAGCATTGGAAGACCCCAAAATTATTGGAAAACAAGACGGAGATGATTGGAAATCAATAGATTATATTGAATATAAAACAGGGTTATTCATTTCTCCACAAACAGACACATACAATCAAAATTATCATACGCTTATTTTTCCACGTTCAAGCTTGAGAAAATATAATTTGATTCTAGCAAACAGTATTGGGTTAATTGATAATGATTATAGAGGCGAATTACTTCTTTGTTTTAAATATATCTGGCAACCGGATGACATGTTTTCTTGTGTTGTTCCAATTAATGAAACTGTAAATACAAAAGAATTTGGTTGGGGAAGAAAAACTTTAAGAGGTAAAATCAATATGGAAAAAATCTACAAAAAAGGCGACAAAATCGGTCAACTTGTGTCAGAAGTAACAAACCCCATTGATTGGGTTGTAGTTGCTGACTTGACAACTACCGAACGTGGTTCTGGTGGATTTGGCAGCAGTGGTACCAATACTATTCATATTACAGAAAAAAAAATTGAATCTCCTAAAGAAGCTAATAATTTAATGGATAGATGGAAGAAAACAGGAGCATCAGAAATCCCCGCTCCAAAAAAATATGAAACCATGATAAAAGAAAGAGAGAAATGAGTATCATAATATGAACAAACCAATATGTATTTTTCAATCCCCGGTTTGGACTAGGTCAGGCTATGGTGATCTGGGATTAGCCTTAGCTAAAAGCTTGCTCAGATATGACAAATATGACTTGATGATAGTTCCTACTCGTTGGGGTAATTGCAGTAGAAAATATTTATTTTCAGATGTAACTGATTCTGCAGAGCAAGAATTATACAAAAGAATTGTTAGACAACCATTGTCTAAACAACCAGAATTATTTATTCAGTGTTCTATTCCTAATGAATTTCAACCACCAGCAAAATATAATATTGGTATAACTGCTGGTATTGAGACGACCTTAGCCAGAACAGATTGGATTGAAGGATTGAATAGAATGAATTTTAATATTGTTACTTCAAATCATGCTAAAAGTGTATTTGAAGAACCATTATATCAAAAACCAGCCGCACCAAACCAATCACCTATAATATTAAAATCTATAAAACCAATAGAAGTGTTATTTTGGGGAGCAGATACATCAATTTACGGAAATGACAAATCATTTGAACCAAGAATTGAAGAAGAATTGTCTGTTATTAAAGAAGATTTTTGTTTTCTTTTTGTTGGTCAATGGACAAGTGGTGGTTTGTTTAATGACAGAAAAGATATTGGTAATTTGATTAAAACCTTCTTAATAACATTTTCCAATATGGGACCTAAAAGAAAACCAGCTCTGGTTATTAAGACTAATGGAGCAGCAATATGTAACATGGATAAACACGATATGATTAACCGATTAAAATCCGTTAGGTCCATAGTTGAACAGGAAAAAAATACCAAAGACCTTCCCAACGTTTATATTCTATATGGCGAATTAACGGAATCAGAAATGAATGCTCTCTATAATCATCCAAAGATTAAAGCACATATTTCTTTCACTCATGGTGAAGGATTTGGTCTTCCATTATTGCTTTCTACTTTAAGTGGTAAACCTGTATTAGCTTCTAATTGGAGCGGTCATTTGGATTTTCTTGACTCAAAATTTTGTAAATTATTACATGGTGAAATAAAAAAAATTCCAGAAGATTGCGCAAATGAATGGCTGATTAAAGAATCATCATGGTTTACAGTTGATTATCCTAAAGCAATGGAATCTATGAGAAATTGTTTTAATTTTTATAAAGCATTCCTTGAAAAAGCTGAACAACTTCGCAAAAAAAATGTTGAAGAATTTTCTATTCAAGCTATGGATAAAAGATTTTACGAACTTCTGGAAAAATACGTTCCTAAATTTGCTACAGAACAAAAGCTAATTTTACCAAAATTGAAAAAGATAGAATTACCGAAATTAAAACCTATAAATCCACCTTCACCAATAACAAGTTCAAGTTCTGAAGCAACCAATTCAGTAACTAGCTCGGTACTATGAAAATATCTTACCTAGTTACTATTCATAATGAAACCGATACTTTAATCAAACTTTTGGAACGATTAATAAATAATAAGTTTGATGATGATGAAATTGTTGTATTGGATGATTTTTCAGATAATGAAGAAACCAAAAAAATTATAAACAAAGCTAAGGGAAAAATAACCGTATTTCAGCATTTACTAAATAATGATTATGGGTCACATAAAAATTATGGAAATGAAAAATGTTCTGGTGATTGGGTTTTCCAAATTGACGGAGATGAACTACCATCTGAAACATTAATTTTCAACGTGAGGGACATCATTTCTACTAATTTAAATGTGGAATTGATATACGTTCCAAGAATTAATGATTTTAGAGGCGTTACAACTGAACATGCTAAACAATGGGGATGGAGATTAACATTTTCTCCATTTTGTGAAAACAGATATATAGTTAATTGGCCTGATTTTCAAAGTCGTATTTACAAAAGAATTCCAGAAAAAATCAAATGGGATAGAAAATTACACGAGAAAATTGTTGGCCATGACCAATATGCTTTTCTACCAGCAGATGAAGATTTAGCTCTTTATCATGACAAAACAATAGAAAAACAAATACAAACCAATCTAAGATATAATCAACTGTTTAGTGTTGAAGATAATAAAGGTCATAATGTAATATAGGATATCCAATAATGAACATCTTATTTGTAATACCACCGTCACCATTCTTAATTGATGAAAAGTCACTGCCACATCTTGGAATACTTAGTGTAGCTAATGTTACAAAAACTTATACAGAATATCCTATTAATGTTTTAGATTTGTCAGGAATAGAAAATTATGAAGAAACATTTTCTATTGTATTAAATCATAAAAAGTTTGATATAATCGGATTTACATCCAGCACTCCACAATATCCACACGTTATAGAACT